CCGGGTTTGTACCCCGGGGCAATCTTCTTAATACAATGCGTACACGTTCATCCTCGTATGTTCAAACGGGTCCACTGGTATATACCAGAACCCCGTTCTTTAACACTCCTACAGCTATCCAGACGCAAGCCTGGAATGCCGAAGATGTTGACGTCCCTCTAGGGGAGAGCACGACTATTGTCGACAGTCCAGAAATGGCTGGCGCCGAGAAATCATGCTTACACACACATACGAGATCGGTCCTTTGGGTTTTACCGGAGCAGGTGACTGAATATCCGTATTGGTGGAGTTCTAACTACCACCAGCGGTCGTTCCGTCTGTACCTGAACCCGTTTACCGCCAGACCGGTCGGTCTACCAACGTTTGATACACACGTATCAGAGGTAGATCAGTTGAAGCAAAAGGCTTATCACCAAATGCTACCAACTGTGAACGAGGGGCTTTCGCTGATCAATTTCCTTTTTGAATTAAAGGATTTTAAGCGAATGTTCCACCTATGGGATGGCCGGCTAGTGCGAGCCGGGTTCGGACGTAAAGTGCTTCAAGACCTTTCCAAACTCCTGAAACCAGGATATGGGAAGTACTCTAGAGCACACACACTGAAGAACCTGTCAAACGCTTGGCTTAACCTGAACTTCGGGTGGAGACCCTTCATCGCTGATATAGTCGCGATGTACCGAGCTCTAACTCTGACCAGTGAAAAACTGGCTAAGATTGAGCGAGACGCTGGTAAACTGCTTCGCCGCAACTACTCTAGTCCCTTCTGGGATCACGAGCAGCTGCACGAAACTGCCAATGGCAGCCTCAATGCGAAGCAAGCGTGGGGAACTGGTGCTCCAACAAATCGCTTTTGCCAAATCAGGCACGAGCGGTATGCGGTGTACCAGCCACGTTACCATGCTACGATGGTGTATACATACACCATTCCGAAGATGTCCGAACTTCGGAGACGAGTGAACTCGTATCTAGATGCATTCGGGGTCAAGCTTGACCCCGTAATTCTCTGGAATGCGATCCCATTCTCGTTCATAATGGATTGGTTCTTTGACGTTGGTACCTTACTTAGGAACTTCACGCCAAATGACCTCGGTATTAAGACAACCGTCCTGGACTTCTCCCACAGTATTAAGTGGGAGGTCCAGACTCAAGTCAGCACACGGATGCAGCATAATTCGGGCCATTGGCTCGAGTGGCAAACTCCGTTTGTTCGTGTTGACAAGTACTACGAGCGGCGTAAGACGATTCCATCGCCTACGCTGCTTCCGTCGGTCCAGGGTTTGAACAAGATGCAGGCTTCCCTCGCGGGGGCCCTCATCCAGTCTCATCTCTCTGGAAAACTGAAAGCAAAGTACTACGGTCGGATCTCACACAGGTGAGGCTGATCGTGGTTAACAACCAACCATAACGTCCATGTCACTTGCTACTGATATCACCCTGAATGCATCTACCACGATCACGGCCGGCACTAATGCCGATCGTGTGTTTTCGTTGCTTCCCAGCAACGCAAACGATCGTGTCCAACGGTCTGTCGCTTCGACCGCGTTGACAGCTCCACAAACCCTGACCATTGCGCATTCCAAGCGTGTGGTTAAAGGTATGCGGACACTGTCGAACAACTCGGTCGCAGCTGCTCCGCTGTATTTCGATCGGCACTTGTGCCGGCTTGATACAACGGTTACGCAGACGGCGTTCTCCGATCCTGAGTTCCGGGCTTCACGCTCGGTTCAGCTCACGATCGAGGTCCCCAGACTGGGGGCCGAATCGCCGACGACGACGCAGATTATCGATGACCTTCTCAGCATGGTTTCCATGCTTCGGGCATCGAGCAACGCAAATCTGATCCGCTTCCTGAACGGAGAGTCCTAACGGACCCCCCGTTCTTTGCTTCCACTGCATTTATTTGCAATGAAATCGATTACGTTGTTTCTGCTGCTTACACTCCTCACCTCGTCTTGTTCCACCCTGAAAGGTGGTTTGGAGATGATAAAGGAGTATCGCACGTCAGTCATCAAAGACAAGCCAATCGAGGATTTATTCCCCGACGCGCCTGCCCACGATGGCTGGTCTGATCCATTGCTGGACCAGACGATGCAGCCCGCCCAGTTGGCGGGATCCACCGAGTGATCGGTGGTGGGGTGGTGTTCTCTGTTGAAGAGAGCACTCGAGGCTTGTAGCAAGACATGGCTGGACCTTTTGCCGCATCACTGCGGTAAAGTGAAAAGCCACGTTTCAATGAACAGATCACATGATCCATACATAGAAATGACGTGCGCTTGCTATGAAGACATAGCCAGCGCTTATCCTGCACTGCATCAAGAAGAGAGTCGAAGAGACATGGCGGTCCTCCGTCGTCGTTTCCTAGACGAAGGTGTGTGTTTTCTCACGAAAACACTACCTGCCCTCGGTAAAGCAATTGACTATGCTTTAGCGAATGGCACCTGCCTTCAGGCCCCTTCCTTCGCAAGAAGGAAAGGGTCAAAGCTACCGAGATTCCTCGGATGGCTTATCGGCATGGTATTCTCTTCAGATGGATTCGAGCTGCGAAGCTCTGATCCGTATGCGCTGAGTCGCTTGAGACATCTGCTCTTTCTTCTCTCGAAGTTGGAGCTGCCGTACGCAACTAGCGAGGAGTCGAAGGTTATCGACTCCTTTAAGGTTGTTGACTCTGAGGTTGGAACTCTCGGAGTCATTGATGATGTTGGTCACCACCAGGTGGTGAGATTCGCATCCTCCCTTGTCAGGAGAGTGCTGCAATCGTCCGATCCGCGAAACATTGTTCCGCGTCACGGACCTGGCATGACTGCCAATGGTTCAAAACCTTGGGATAAACCGTTTTTCGAAACGATGTATTCTAGGGCTGATGAGGTGTACCCCTTTACGGAGTACTTTCACCTCAACTTGAACCACACTGCCGAACGTATTGGGCCCCAAGGGGTTCACGCGATCGACAGCAATGGCGGATACAGACCGCTGATCGTCCGAAGCACTAGCACGGCGAAAGTTGTGCTTGTGCCGAAAGACTCTCGCGGTCCACGGCTAATATCGATGGAACCACTTGAAACACAGTGGCTCCAGCAAGGCCAGATGGAACTGCTTGTAAGCAGTATCGAGTCCAGCTGGTTGACGCGTGGTCACGTTAACTTCTCTAACCAAGAAGTTAATAGGCAACTTGCATTGTATGCAAGCGCCAGTGCCCATGCGACTGCGAGTGGGGAATCTCCCCCTAGTATAGACGACTTCTTCGGTGTCTTGCCGAAGAGTCTCGCTCGCCATGCGCGGCCAGATCATCATGATCTGGTTACGCTCGATATGAAGGACGCATCCGATAGGGTCAGCCTCGCACATGTTGCTAACCTCTTCCCAGAAAACTGGGTTGAGGCGCTTTATGCAACGAGATCTGACTCGACGGTGCTTCCAGACGGATCAGTGCTACCGTTACACAAATTCGCACCCATGGGTTCAGCAGTATGCTTTCCCGTGGAGGCTCTTGTGTTCTGGGCACTGAGTGTCTCAGCGATACACCTACATAGACCCGAGCTCTCGCTCTCCCGTCTGCGAAAACGGGTTTGGGTCTTCGGCGATGACTTGGTCATCCACAAGGAAGACTATCTTGTGGTGATCGCAGCACTTGAGCGGTATGGACTTCGGTTCAACCGCAACAAGTGTTGCATCGCAGGCTCCTTCCGGGAGTCATGCGGTATTGATGCCTACAAAGGCATCGTAGTCACACCTGTGCGTATCAAAGCACAGATGAGTCATCGCCTCACTGCCAACGGCGCCCTATCGTATATTGCGTATTCAAACGCTCTGTACGAACGGTGCTATTTCAAACTGGCTTCCGTTCTAGAACGGAGACTCCTTGACATGTACCCGATTGCTTACACAAGCGATCGTGGAAGTCAAGGTCAGTTTGTTCGGCCTTACAGCAAAGTCTTGGAATTAAACAAGGCTTCTAAGGTGCGGGTTCGGTTTAACACCAAACTCCAACGCCTCGAAGCTTATGCTTTCAAGACCTCTGCTGTGATTAAAGACGCGTCAGTCGACTCGTACGAAGGCATGCTTTACTGCATGTCCCGTGCGGGCGCTTTGCGTCCCACTCCAGAGCAACCAATCGCCCCGACCTTAATTGGACAGGGTGGAACGGTGTTGGAGGCCGGGCAGTTCTCGATCCCACGCCGAGTTGCCTCAAAGCGTGGGTGGACACCTATC